GTATCAGGCCGAGCATCCGGCCGTTCCTCGTCGGCGCCGAGCACCACAAGCAGAGCGCGATCGGCCGCGCCTCGGCGAGCGGGCCGACGATGAACTCGACGGCGGCCTGCAGCAGCTCGGGGTCGGTCGTCCAGCGCTGACGGGTCGGCACCCTCAGCCAGCGCATCCCGCACCGGTACCCGTCGATAGCGCACACCAGCAGCTCGGCGCCGGCGCGGTGGACCTCGATGCCGGCGGCCGTCGCGTCGGGCCAGCTGTCGGCACCGCCCGCCTCGATCACCCACATCAGGTGACCACCGGCCTGATCCTCCATCACCGGGCCGCAGTGCAGGCCGAGGATGTCGACGACCTGCCGCCCCCACGACGCCGGCAGCGTCACGGCGTTCCATCGGCCGTCGACCTGGACCAGGTCGAGGGCGCTCCCCTCGGGAAGGTACGGCGGCGCCACGGCCAGAGCGGGGGTCACTTGGCGGTCACCTCCGCCCAGACGCTCTTGCCCCAGGGCAGGGGGATGACCCCGACAGCGCTCGCGACGGCCTGCACCAGGACCAGGCCCCGGCCGCTCTCGGCGAGGTCGTCGACCTGCTGCAGCTTGGGCTGTGCCCGGCTCTTGTCCGTCACGGTCACCCGCACCCGGCGGGGCGCGGTGCGCATGACGTTGACGCGGATGACGTCCCCTCGGGCGTGCTTCGCGGCGTTCGCCACGAGCTCGGTCGCCACGAGATTCATCTCGTCCTTCAACTCATCCAGCTTCCAGCCCGCGAGGACGACCGTCAGCATCCGGCGGGCATCGGCGCCGGCGAGCTCGTCGCGCTGCATCAGCCCGGTAAACGTCGGGTAGCCGGTCGCATGCTCGATCGGCCGCCAGGACGCTGTGAGGCGGGTGTCCGGGCCGCCTCGCTCTCGGGTCTCCGTACTGCTCGTCATGCTTGACGCCCCCAACCGGCTGTCCTGCATTCGTTCGAGGCGGGCCGTGACAGCACCCGCACCGTTAAGCCAACAGTTCTTCAATCGCCGCGTGCGGACGTCCGGGCGGACATTGAGGCGGACTTTTTCCGACGAGCCGATAACCCATGTCCGGGCAAGCGGCTACGGTCAGTAGACGAGCGGACGAGCGGAGTTACGACGTGGCCGACGAGCTGACCCTGTTCGAGCAAGCCTGCATCGCCGAGGGCTGGGATCAACCAGCCAAGTTCGTCAGGGCGTTTGAGAGCACAGCGGCGCTGCTCAGCGAGCCGGTCACCGTGACTACGCGCCATGTCCGGCGCTGGATGCGAGAAACGCCTCCCCCGAGTCCACGCGCCCGGACATGGCGAGTCCTCCATGCGATGTTCGGCGTCGATCCGATCGAACTTGGCTTCCCCAACCCGCCGCCCGGTGTCACCGTGAGGAGCACAGCGCTTCTCGCACAGGAAGGCACCACCGTGCACCGGCGGACTTTTCTCGCAGACTCCATCGGCGCCACCGCGGCGATCGGGCTGCCCTCAACCACCCGCACCGGTACGCCGCCGAGCTCCAACGGGACCGTGGGCACCGCCCATCTGCTGGAGCTCCGTGAAGGGCTCCGGTCGCTCTACCACCTCGACGACGCGTACGGCGGCGGCGACGTCCGCTCACTCGCCGTAAAGCACCTGCGGCGCGTCCGCCGCGTCATCAACACCCGGCAGTACCCGGACACGATCGGGCGCCAGCTGCAGCTCCTCGCAGGCGAGACAGCCGAGCACTGTGCCTGGCTGTACTACGACGCCGACGACCAGGAGCAGGCCCGCGCCTTCTGGGGCGAGGCCCTGACCACCGCGACCATGCTGCGCGAGGCCACCCTCGAAATCCTCGTCCTCGCCTCACTGAGCATGCAGGCCAGCTACGAGGGCCGCCCCCGCGACGGCCTCGACCTCGCCCGGGCCGCTCAGGAGCGCGCGGCCCGGTATGGCTCGCCCGTCCTCCAGTCGCTCATCGCCGCACGCGAAGCCCGCGCCCTGTCTCTCCTGCAGGATCACGGCGCAGCGCGCCGGCGCCTCGCCGATTCGATGCGCCTCGTCGAGCGCGCCGGCCGTGGACGTCCCTCCCCTGAATGGGCCGCCTTCCACGGGCACGCCGAGCTCGACTACGCCCAAGGGCTGCTCTACACCGACTCCGGTCATCACGGGCGCGCGGTCGCGTTCCTGCGCGCCGCCCTCGACCATCAGGACCGGACGTACGGCCGTAACCGAGCGCTGTACCGGCTCACCCTCTCGCGCAGCCTGGTCAACGCGGGCGAGGTCGACGAGGGAGCGGCACAGGCCGTCGAAAGCCTCGGGCATCTCGACGAGGTGGAGTCAGGCCGGGTGCTGCGCCGGCTGTCCGAGGTGGTCGGCCTCCTCGGCGACGTCGACGCCGTCAGCGCGCGTGAGGCCGCCGACGAGCTGACCGCGTACGTTCAGGAGAGGGGAGCCGCATGACGTCTGAGGTGACCTTCGTCAGCTACGAGGGCGAGGAAGCGGCCGCGCAGCTCGACGCCTTCCTGCCAGCGTACGAGGAGATCTACGTCGAGCCCCCGTACTGTGAGGGCCCGAAGGACGTCGCCGAGTTCATCGAGCACTACGCCGCGCAGGCTCGCCGCCCCGGGATGCGCCTCCTCCTCGCCCGTGACGCCGTCGAGGTGATCGGCTTCACGTACGGCTACTACCTGGCACCTGACACGCAATGGTGGGCGAACCTCCAGGACGTGAAGCTACCCGCGGACTTCACACGCGAGGACGGCCGACGCACCTTCGTGATCATCGAGCTTGCCGTCCGGAAGCCATGGCGCCGACGAGGAATCGCCGCCGCTCTGCATACCCGTCTCCTCGACGGCATTGACGCCGAGCGCGTTACGCTGACCGTCCGGCCCGAGCCCGAAGCGGAAGCCGCGCGCTCGGCCTACCTCGCCTGGGGATACAGCAGGGTCGGGACGTCGCACCCCTGGGAAGACGCCCCGGTCTACGACTGTATGGTCCGCCCCCTGAACTGACCCCAGCCTGCACCGGCTGTCAGAGGTGCACCCTAGCGTTGCGGTATGCCCTCCCCTCCTCGGCCTTCGGGCCGTGCGTGCTGCCCTGTCCTCGACGACGTGAACGACGAGATCCGCCGCCTGATGGACGAGCCCGCTACCCGTGAGCGGGCCGCCCGGTATCACGAGCTGCTGCAGCGCTGGACGTCCGCCTGCGACCGGCGCGAGACCTGCTGGACGACAGCAGCCTGACCCCGCTCGTGGGCGCGCCCCGCCCCCGGTTTCCAGGCCCGGGGCGGGGCGCTTCACATGCGCCGTGCGAGTAGCACGTATGCAGTGGACGTCTCCGACTCTACGACCGGGGTCTGACACCGGCCCCCGTCAGGGCCACCGGCTTGCCGAAGAGGAGCTGCGCCGGCCGCACGCTCGGCGGACTCGCCAAGATTTGGGCGATGGTGTAGAAGGCGAGCGACGCGCCGGCCACGCTGTTCCGGATCGCCCGGCACTCCCGGCATGACGGCTCGTCGTGCCCGCGGGTGCACACCCGCTGTCCCCCTCTCACGTCGTGCGCGATCACCGCATGCCGGCACCAGGGGCAGGCCGGCACGTACGCCGCCCGCTCGATCTGGTGCTTGGCGCGCTTAACGTTCGGCCGGGGCCGGTGTCCCATGGCAGTCCTCCAGCAGCTCGGGGTGCTCGGTGCGGTAGTGCTCGGTGAAGGCGGACTCGATACGGGCCCGCAGCGCCTCGTGCCGGGCGGTCGCCTGCGCGCTGATGGCTGCTGACACGTCGTCGGGGGTGAAGTTCGCCGGCAGCACGAGGGGCCCGGGCGGGCCCGGGTCCGTTTCCTCCTCGTGGCCCCAGCCGCAGCCTGTACGGCAGGACCAGCGAGCACGGGGCGCGTCCATCCCGTACGGGAAGGCCGGCGGTGGGACGAGCGGCACGGGCGGCTCCGTCTGCATCCGCTCGGTCTCGGCCGCGAGCTGCTGCACGAGGTGCTGTGCGACGAGGGGCGGCATCTCGGCGAGCAGGGCGTTGATGCGGTCCACCGTGTCCCGCTCGGTCACCGGTCGACGACCGAGGCCGAGCGGAGCATGCCGAGGACCGGCTGAATGCGGGCGGTGATCTCGCGCGTGCGGCGGGTCGCTTCGGCGGCGACGTCGGGCGGGGGGCCTCCGAAGGTCGAGGTCGCGAGCTTCACGCGCTGCTTCTCGCGGGCGGTCAGCGCCGCACGGTGCCGGTCGGCGAGCTCGACCAGGCGGCGGGCGCCGGCCTCGGTGAGCTCGACACGCAGGCCGCCGTTCGCCGCTGCGGAGACGTCGGTGTAGTCGCTTCGGTCCAGCAGGAGAGTGGTCACGGGTACTCCACTGTCGGGTGCGGGGGCCGGACATGATGACACAGCAGCGCCCGTCCTCCCGACGAGGCGAGGACGGGCGTACGGGCCGGTACCCGGGGTGGGACTCGAACCCACAACAGACCCGTTTTAAGCGGGATGCGTCTATCCAGTTGCGCCACCCGGGCCCGACGGCCAGTCGGCATGTGACTGGGGGTCACACTCCGTATGGGGGGCCGAAGTTACGATCCATCATGCCCCGGCGTAACACCCTCCCGAACCGGCACCTGCTACATGCGAACGAAATCGGTCAAGAGTCGACGCAAAAGGACGCCCGCCCCTGCTGGACACAGGCAAGGGCGGGCGCCGGTCTCGGCCGCCGGGGCGGTCAGGGGCTCAGCTTCGCCGGCGGTTCTCCGTCGGCCTGGTCATCGCCGATCGGCGGACAGTCGGGAGCCCGTTCGTCGGGACACAGCCGCGCGAGCCGGTCGTTCGCGAGGTCGACGGCGTCGCGCAGCGACCCACCCGAGTTGGGGTACAGCTCGTGCTCGACGCGGCTCAGCCGGTCCTCGATGCCCGACATGCGTTCCATCACCCCGGGCCGGGCCGGGACGCCCGGACGTCCGTCCTCGCCGTACCAGTCGTCGAAGAACTGACCGGCCCGGCCGGACAGGGCGAGGGCACCGCGGATTCCCCGCCACGCGACGGTGCCTACGCCGATCAGGACGGAGAGAGCGCCGCCCCAGACCAGGGCAACGTCGAGGGCGGGGATGCCGGTTGCCTCCATCGCCACCTATACCTTCCGCGAGAGGCTCGCGCTGTTCGGGTCCCCGAGGGCCCGCGCGATCATGCCTTTGATCAGCGATGCGACAGCGGCGACCGTGGCACCGCCGGCGGCGTACCACATGCTCGCGTCGGTGGCCTCGGCCGGGATGAAGGCGGCGGCGAAGCCGAAGGCGGCCGAGGTGACGACGCGCTCGAAGAGGTCGCGGGCGTACGTCTCGGCGGTCCGTACGATCTCGCTGCCGTTGGGGAGCTGGAAGCTGCGGGATGCCATGGTCAGGACTCCTTCCAGACGAGCGCGGTCAGTACGGCGCTCGCCACCTCGATCCGGCCGGCGCTCTGGTTGAGCAGCCGGACGCGCATGGAGCGACCCGAGCCGAGCCGCTTCGTCAGCGGCAGCGCGCAGAAGGCGCCACCGGGGGTACCGATCACTTCATGGATCGGGTGCAGGACCTTGAGCGTGTTGCCCTGCCACTCGGACATGCGGACCTGTACGACGTCGCCGACGGGCAGGCCCTCGAAGCGCAGGGACAGCGTGCCGGTGAAGCGCGCGGGGCCGGCGGCGAAGACCTCGCTGTCGGCGGCGTGCTGACCGAGCTCGTCGTTCCACTCCTCGGTGAAGGCGACCTCGTCCCAGCCGCCGGGGGCGAGCTCGTAGGGCTCGATGCCGAGATTGACGTAGAAGGGCCCGGACATGTCGGCCTCCTCGGGCGCGTCGGTGGGAGGGCTCCAGCTCGCGGGGTGCTCCAGCCGCTCGTCGATGTCGGCGCGCAGCTGCCGCATGATGAGGGTGAAGCGCCCGCGGCGGCCGTAGCCCTCGACCGGACCGCTGGGGTCTGGCTTGCCTTCGAGGCTCGTTTCGAGGTGGCCGGCCGCGCTGCCCGCGGTCCAGCCGTGGTGCCGGCAGATCGCGGCGTTGAACCTGACCCAGGTGTCGTACTGGGCCCGGGTGTACGTGTCCCTGCCGTCGCCGCGGTTCTCGGTCTCGATGCCGTACAGGGCATCGTTGGCGTCGACGACGCCGGTCGACCGGTCCGGCGCCGGGATGGGCGTCTCGTACCTGATCGCCGTGAGGATGTTGCCGGTCGTCGTCCCGGCATGGTTGGCGCGGCCGTCGGCGACGAGGACGAGCCGCCCGGACTTGGGCAGGTAGGCGTGCGCGAGCGGCGGCGGGACGGCCGCGCCCTGGCCGTGGTACGCGATGGCGGCGAGGCTGTCGACGCCGGCGGTGTGGTGGTTGAGCACCCCGTACACCGGGCCGAAGATCTTGCCGGTCGCCTGGTCGCGGCCGCGGGTCGTCCACCCTTCGAGCTCGGTGAAGGGCACGCCCTCCGCCTTGAGTGCGGCCCGCCACTCGGCGGGCGTCATCGGGGCGGCCATCACACGACCTCGGGCCAGTGCCAGGAGCCGCCGGCCGGGGCCTGCTGCTCGTCGACGGCGACGTGCGTACAGCCGCCGGCCGCGAGGGGGTGGAAGAAGAAGCCGGTGGGATTCAGGACCGCGAGGCCGACGCGGCCGGGGTCGTCGGGGTCGACCTCGGTGACGACAGCGGCCCGGCACTGCGGCTCGAAGGCGCGGCTGCCGTCCTCGCGGAGCGGCGTGCCGTGGCTGACGTAGTGGACCATACGGCCGACGCTCGGCCGGGGCCGGGATGCACCGCTGGGGGACATGGGCGCTCACTCCCGATATCGAGTGACGTCGCCCGGACCTGAACCAGCGGCACCTCGGAGTGTAGCTTCCGGCCCCGGCTGCTCAGGCGGCGTGATGGATCACGAGCTTGAACTCGGCGAGGGTCAACTGCCGTGGATTGGCGTCGTTGTGCGTGACCCTGAGCGCGAGCGGCACCCCGGGGTCGACGAAGATCCCGTGTGACTTGGCGTAGAACTGTCCGCCGGGGGTCGGGGCCCTGTGCTCGGTCGCGGTCGTGTCGTTCGGCGTCGGGGTCAGGCCGAGCGGGTCGCGTACGTACTGGTCACGCAGCTCTGTGTACCCGCCGGTCGCGCTCGCGGCCTCCCACTGGATCATCGCGTAGAGGTGTCCCCATCCGGCCTTCGACGGCCAGATGAGACCCGAGCGGTCGTCGGTCGACCAGTCGGTGACCACGTACCCGTCGGGCTGGACGGCCTGGTGCATCTGGAAGCGGTCGGTCGGCTCAGCGCTCCCGAAGGGGAAGCGCACGATCCGGTAGGTGTTGCCCGGCGGGATCAGCTGCGGGGTGTCGACCTTCAGCGAACAGACCTCGACCCCGGGCGTGACGCTGCCGCTCGTGCCGGCCATCTCAGCCATGCCCGAGGCCGGACATACGGCGGGCCGTGTCGTCGGGGACGCCGGCGGCGAGCAGCGCTTCGTAGTCGGCCGTCTGCCGCGCCTCGTCCGCGGCGGTGAGCTCGGCGACGTAGGCCGCTGTCGCAGCGTTGAGCTCGCCGAGCCGGTCGCTGTACTCGTCGCGCGTGACGAAGCGCCCGGGCCGACTCAGCACCGGCTCTGTCTCCGCGAGCACCTGCATGTGCCCGGCCGACCCGTCGTCGTAGATCACGTACCAGTCGGTGACCTCGTCGAGCAGGCGGGCGCCCGCGACGGTCATGCTGTCCATGTCACTCCTCACAGGCTGATCATGATGGCGCGGATGAACACCTGGATACGGTTGTACGTCGCCGAGCCCGACCCGCGGTCCATGCTGACCGGCAGCGACACCAGCGCGCCGGCACCGGGCGCGAGCGCGGGGAGCGCCTGGTACAGCTTCGTCGTCTGCGTGTGGACGTCGGTCATGGTCGAGCTGCCGGTGTTGCGCATGTAGTACATCTGATCCGTGTCATGCCCGTACGCTGCGCCGGCACCGGCGGGCAGGATGAAGTCGACGTCGACCTCGCGCTCGACGAGGATTATGGCCGCGCGGCAGGGATCCGGGTTGGTGATGTTGAGAGAGAAGGTGTCGACGACGGTCAGGCTGTTGGGCACCGCGAGGTCGGCATAGGTGCGGCTCTCGGTGTGCTGAGCGAAGTTCACCTGTCCTCGCGGCTCGCCCCTCAGCACGCCGTCGCTGCCGCAGACGATGACGCCGCCGGCGGTGTCGGGGTCGCAGGCGTAGGGCCAGGTACCCACGGCGACGGCGAGCGGGGTACCTGCCGAGCCGTCACCGGTGAGGCCACAGCCGGTGTTGACCGTCGCCGCCCCGGTCGGGACGTACAGGCCGTCGGGGCCCTGGACGAGGTTGTTGCCGGCCTGCGCCGAGATGTCGGCGGAGATCGCTCCGGTCGCGGCGTCGTAGTTCACCCCGGGCCCGGCACTGAGGCAGGCCCGAACCGTCGTACAGGGGATGTCGGCCGACACGACGTAGGGGTTCGCCGCCGACCCCGAGCCGGACACCGTCACGTTCGTCCCGGCCTCGACCGAGCAGTTACACAGGCCGCCGCCGCATCCGCATCGCGCCACTGTTCCACCGTCCTCGCGGGGGTTGTGCTCGATGCCCGGACCTGAACCAGCGGCGCAGTCGAGTCTATCGAGGGCAACTGTCCGGACATGTCCGCGGACGCCTGTCCGGACACGTCGCGCGCTGTCCGGACACCGTCCGCGGACAAGCCCGTGACCTGCACGGACACTGTCCGGACAGCGTCCGCGGACATGTCCGTCAGCCGAAGAGCCAGACGATCACGACGCCGTCCTGTCCGGCCGTGCCGTTCGTGCTGTCGCCGTCCCGCGCGAAGGCCCCGGCCGCGCCGCCGCCATACCCGCGGCCCGCGCCGCCGGCGTTGGTCGAAGCGCGCTGCCAGCCGCCGTGCCCGAGACGGGACTCGCCGCCCGTGCCGCTCTGCCCCTGATCGCCCGACAGCCGGATCGGGCCGCCGCCCGCGCCGCCGCCCTGTGCGATGTCCCCGACCCCCGCGAGGGGGCCGCTCGTGCCCGAGTAGCAGACCGGGGCCGCGCCCGAGCTCATGACGGCCTGACCCCCCGCGCCGCCGTTGGCGGTGCACAGACCGCCGAACGAACTGTTACCGCCGTTACCGCCGTCGATGGTCGGCGTCCCCGCGCTCCCGCCCTCACCGACGACGACGGTCTCTGTCGCCCCGAGCGCCGACGCCTCGACGAGCCGCTCCGAGTAGCCGCCACCCGCCCCGCCGGGCTGCGCGACGAGCTGACCCGCGTTCGCCTTCGCCCCGGCCGCGCCGCCGCCGGCCGCCTGGACCTGAACGAAGACCCTCGCCAGCCAGGGGTAATCGGCCTTGTTGAACTCGTGGGTGCCGGGCGCCTTGAAGTAGACGATGTCACGCAGCCCCATCTGTCCGGGGATGAGCGTCAGCCGCCCGTCGTCGCCGACCTCGAAGTACTCGTCATCCACGCACACTGACGCCACGGGTTCACCTCGCGAAAGGGGGAAGGAACGTGGCCCGGACCTGAACCAGCGGCGCGTCAGCAGGGTAACCGGCTCAGCCCGTTGCACCGGTCGCCGTGACGTGCACGAGCAGCCCGGCCCCGGCCGGCTCGACGACCCCGCTCCCCCGGCGCGGCCTCGTACGCCAGACCCGGACGAGCGCGTACCAGGAGGTGACCTCTTCCAGCGTCGCGAAGACCGTACGGTCGTCGTCGCCGGGCTCGGGGTCGACAGCGACCGCCATCACCGCTGGAGCCGCCCCGTACGGGGCGGGGAAGGTGTAGCGGGCCCGCCCGTCCTCCCCGGTCGTCAGCACCTCACCCACCGTGCCCACATCGGCCCGGGCGGGCGGCGGGTCGCCGCTCGGCCGCGGGTCGTTCTCCAGCGGCGCCCCGCTCGACCTCGTACGCCCCGCGATCCGTGCGCGCTGGTCGAGGTTGCGCAGCACCCCGACCAGGGGCCCGTCGATGTGCCGGCGGGCCGGTGTCCCTCGCATGGCCATTTATGCCGCCTCCGCTGCTGTCGCCGCGACCTGTACCTGTACCGACTCGGTGCCCGGGGTGTCGTCGTCGCCGCCGTTCTCGGTAACCTTCACGCCGGTGATCTTGAGTCGCTGTGAGACGGTGCGGCAGGTCATCGCGCTCGTGATGTCGAGGCACCAGCCCGGCACGAGAGACGGGACGTCGACGGCGGCGAGGGGCGAGATCGTCACCTGCTGTGTGTCGATGAAGACCGGCACGGCCGAGGTCGTCCTGCGCCGCGCCTTCGCCGCCTGCTCCGCCGACGCCTGATCGGTGATCTCGCTCATTTCCACGTACCGCTCGTGCAGCCCGTAGTACGGGTCGATCCCGCCGTCCGCGCCGATGACGCCGCTCTCCGAGCTGCCGGCGACGATCCAGCGGGTGACGAGGCTCTTGCCGTCCTCGCTAACTTCCAGGCCCTCGGGCATGTCGACGTCCGACAGCCGGCCGACGCTCGCCATGTGATTCTCGGGCAGCAGCAGGATCTTCGACCCGATGACGGTGTAGTCCAGGCCGGCCTCGGCGAGCTGCCGCAGATGGTCGCCGGTCTGCCCGACACCGGCGGTGTACGACCGTGAGCCGCTGATCCCCGCCCGGCCGATCACCTGCACCGTGTGCCCGGGGTCATCGGGCGCGTACCCGTCCTCGATCAGCCATTGGGCGATCTCCATGAGGTCGACGTTCGTGAAGGTCTTCGTCTCGTGCGGCACCCGCTCGTCGAGCCACACGCTGACGTCCTCGGCCAGGATCTCGACCTGCCCGAGCGACCAGGTCACATCGGTGATCGGCCCGTCCCATACGTACTTGCCGTCACGGAAGATCACGAGCCTGTTACGCCACGACCCGATCCGGCCCAGCCGGTTACAGCAGTCCCCATCGGGCTGGATCAGCGCCCGCGCCGTCGACGTCGCATCGAGGACCCGGTTCCACTCGACCTCGGTCAGCACCTCGGCCGTCGTGACCGTCGCCCCCGTGCGGTCGAGAATGACCGCGCTGTGAGTCCCGCATCCCGCGACCGCCATTACCGCCCCCGCCCCGAGACGCTGACCGTGACCACCGCATCCGGCGCCGGCGGATTCTCGATATCCGTCGACAGACAGACGCAGTACGAGGCGCACTCCAGCGGCCGGTAGGTGGGCGGCATGCCGTCCTGCCCGTACACATCGGGGCTCGACTCGCAGACGCCGCCGCACTCGACCGTCGCCCGGCCGGTCTGCCCGTCGAGGGTCACCGCCCCGCCCGCCGGGACGTAGGCGACATGCCAGAAGGAGTGCGGCGTACAGCGGTTGGCGTCGGCCGTCTCGTCACAGCTCAGCCCGTCCTCGCCCTGCTCGAAAATCTCGATCGTGAGGTTCCTGAGCTCGACCGACCCGGAGCGGATCGTGATGACCGGCACGTCGCTCGACCAGTTCGGCCGGCTCGTCAGGTCCATCTCGAAGCAGGCCCGTTCCTGCGCGAGCGGCAGGCAGAAGCAGGTCGACAGCGGGATGCCCGGCGTCGGCGGGACCGCCGGCAGACAGCGGTCGTCAGCACAGGCCGCCGTCGGGTCGACGCAGGCCGCGAAGCGACAGCCCCCGGGGCAGTCCTCGCCGGTCGGGTGCACGCACCACTCGACACAGTCACCTTCGAGGTCGACCGGCGGGGCGACGTCCATGACGGGGGTGAGGTCGGTCCACAGCCAGGGCACGGCGGCCGTCAACACGAACTCCACGGTCAAGATGTCGGCGCCGCTCTGACACGCCCCGACACCACAGCCGTTACCTGACCGGTCGGTCACCCGCGGCCCCTCGACGAGGGCGACGCGGCGCAGCGTCCGGCGATGCCGCGCGTTGAACTCCTCCGGGGTCAGCTCCTCGCCCGGGCAGCAGGCGTAGACGGTCAGACAGTCGCCGTCACACTCGCCGCCGGTACAGCCCTGCAAGACCTGTTCCAGCCAGTGACGCCCGTACTCGACGCCGCAGCAGGTCGCGCCGAGGATCAGCGCGGTCACGGTGATCGTCCGGGGCAGCGCCCGCGCCGGGCCGATCGCACCGCCGCCGGCGATCCCCCCGGTCACGCTGCGCTGCACGGGGTGATCGTCGAGGCCCTGCACGTCGAGGACCATCAGGCCGGCGAACTCGGCCGCCTCGGGCACGTCGGGATCCCACCACGGCGCCGGGCTGTCCTCGTCGTCAGGCGTCGTGTACGGCAGGTCGCCCAGGATCTCGGCGTCGAAGGTCGGACAGCCACACCCGCGCGCCTCGGTCAGCGGCGACCCGACCGTTTCGAGGTACGCCGACAGCCGGGCATGGTTCACCACCTCGACCCCGCCGAACGCCATGTACCACTCGGTCGCCATCAGCCACTCACCCCTGCCGCGTGTACGAGCCTGTTGAGGACGCGCTGTGCCGTGACGTGGGCGTTGCCGACCTCCCGGATCTCCCAGTTGTTGACGATCGTCGTCGTCCCGCCCGAGCCGCCGCCGCGGCGCCGACCGGCGCCGCCCTCGGCCGCGGCACGGCGCGCCCGCTGTACCCCGGTGAGCGGGGCGAGCTCGGCCGCCGAGATCCCCCCGCCGAGCCCCGCAAGCTGCGCCTGCACCCCGTCCGCGAGAGACCGGGCCGCGATCACGCTCGCGTCCTGCAACGCCGCCATACGGCGCAGCAGGCCGATGTGCAGGCCCGCCCCGGTCATCTCGCCGATGTGCATGAAGACCCGCGACGGGCTCTTGATCCGCAGCGCCGTCCGGATCGCGGCCTGCATGCCCTTCGCGATGTCGAGCATCAATTTTTCGATGTTCTTCCGCTGACCCTTAAGGCCCGCGAGGAAGCCCTTACCGGCCTGGGTGCCGGCGTCGAAGAGGACGTCTGCCGAGGTGTTGCCGAGCGTGCCGGTCGCCTTGACGAGCTGACCCTGGAGGCTGTTGAGCCGCTTGAGGTTGTCCTTCGTCGTCTTCGACAGCACCTCGGCGAGCTGAGCCCCCTGCTCGGGGCCGAGGCCGACGATCTGCTGCAGCAAGTCCTTCCTCAGCCCTCGCCGGGCGAGGTTGTTGAGCTGAGCGGAGAAGGTCTTCACCCGCTGTACGGCCTGCTCCAGGCCGGCGGTCAGCGACTTCGCGGTGACCGCCTCCTGCCCCTGCGCGATGTTGGACAGGGAGAACGCTTCGAGCGCCGACTTCGTCGTCTCCGCGGCGAACTTCTGCGCGTCGGAGATCCGCTTAGTAAGGGCGTCGCGCTGAGCCGCGAGCTTCTGCAGCTTCCTGTTACCCGAGTCGACGAGCGCCACGAGCCGGTCGTCGAGCCGCGTCCGCCGGCCCTCGAAGGCCCGGATGATGGACTTGGCGACCTTGTCGGCCGTCGCCTTGATCTTCGACGCCGTGCCGGTCAGGCCCTCGACGAAGCCGCGCCCGGTGTCGCGGCCGATCTGGGCGAAGACCCGCGACGGCGACGAGATCCCGAGCGCGCTCTTCGCCGACGAGATCGCACCGCTGACGACGTCCTTGGCGGCCTTACCGATCTGGCCGGCCATCTGCCGGACGCCATTGATCATGCCTCGGATCAGGTCGCGGCCCGCACTCACCAGGGACGAGCCGATACCCGACAGCGCCGACCGCGCCCGGCCGGGCAGCGCCCGCACCGCGGCGACCGCGTCGCTGACCCATCTCCGCGCGGCGGCGAGGGCCTGCGAGGCCGCCGACCGGATCGGCCCGAGGATCGACGACGCGAGATTCGACAGCGCCGCGAGGGCCCGGCCGGGGAGCCGCGCGAACCAGCGGATGATCCCGTTGACCAGGTCGGGGATGATGCTGTGCCCGACGAGGGTGTTGTACAGCCACCGGAAGCCGGCGACGACCGCCCGGGTGAAGGCGGTCACGATGTTCACGACCGTCGTGACGATGCGGATCAGGCCGCCGAGCGCGCCGACGATCCTGGAGATGATCGGGACGACGACGTTGATCACAGTCCAGCCCACGAGCGCCGCGGCGACCCGCAGCAGTGGCGCGGCCAGGCTGATGACCGTCGAGACGAGTGGGACGAGCGCCTGGACGAGGCCGAGGATGGGCGGCACGAGCGGCATGACCGCCGCGACGATCGCATTGAAGGCCGCGATCAGCGGGGGCAGCGCCGGCAGCAGGGCCGCGATGATCTGCGCGACCAGCGGGGTGATCGCGACGACGACCTGCACGATCACCTGAGCGAGCTGCGCGAGCAGCGGGGCAAGCCCCTGGATGGCCTGGCCGAGGGCCTGACCGATGGCGACGCCGAGGGGGATCAGGGCCTGCAGCAGCGCGGTGAGTGCCTGAGTGATCGGCGGCAGGATCGGCAGCAGCGCCGCGGCGAGCTGCGCAATGACCGGCTGGAGGACGGCCGCGATCGTGCTGAAGGCCGGCGCGAGCAGCGACGCGACCATGCCGGCGAGCTCGCCGATGATCGGCAGGAGCGGCGCCAGGGAGGTGACTACCTGCCCCAGGGCTGCGCCGAGCGGGCCGAGGGCGGGACCGATCGCCGCGAGGCCCTGCGCGAGGGCAGGGCCGAGGGAGGCGAGGCTCGGGGCGATGGCCGCGAGGGCGGGGCCCAGCGCGTTGATCAGCTGGACGATCGCCGGGCCCAGGGCCTCGAAGAGCGGGGCGAGGGCGGGCGCGATGGCCCCGACCTGGGTGACGACCGCGGCGAGGATCGGCCCGAGCTG